GGTGTGTCTGTTAATGATCGTATCTTTATTTCTTCTGCAACAACAATTGGTAACAGTGGTATTCTTCTTGATGGTGAGTTTTCTGTTGTTGCTGTAGGTGGTCTAAATTCATTTACTATTTCTGCTACAACTTCTGCTACTGCTAATGTTACTGGTGGTGGTACAGCAGATCTAAACTTTGTTTTACCTACAGAAAATACTGTACCTATTCAGGGTACTGGATATGGTGCAGGTGTATATAATGCAGGTGTAAGTACAACAGGTGAACGTGCATGGAATGAACCTGCTGCAGAAGGTGCAATTACATTCTTAAACTCACAGTGGACTTTGGACAACTGGGGTGAAGACATGGTTGCTTGTCGTAGGGGTGGACGTATTTTCCATTTTGATGCTGATTCATCTATTACACCAGAAAGAGCAACTCTTGTTACTGCTTCTCCTTCTGTAAATAATTACATTACTGTGTCTCCAAATGACAGACATCTTATTTCTTTTGGTACAAATGAGTTTGGTACAGGTAATTATAATCCAATGCTTGTACGTTGGTCTGATCAAGAAGACTATACAAACTGGACACCTTCTATTTCATCTACATCAGGTGAAGTAATTCTTACAGGTGGTACAGAGATTGTAGGCTCATTACGTTCTCGTAATGCTATTCATATTTGGACAGATAATGCTATGTACACACAGCAGTTTACTGGACCACCTTTTACATTTAGTTTCCAACAAGTAGGTACTAACTGTGGTATTATTGGTCCACATGCTGCTATTGATGTTGATGGTATTTCTTATTGGATGGGTGAAGATAACTTCTATGCTTTTGATGGTAGAGTAAGAAACCTTGAATGTACAGTAAGACGTTACCTATATGATAGTTTTAACATGGTAAACAAAGATAAAGTATATGCTGGATTGAATGCAGAGTTTAATGAGATTATGTGGTTGTACCCATCAGAAAATTCTGTTGAACCAGATTCATATATTATTTATAACTACAAAGAAAACCATTGGGTGTTTGGTTCGTCTTTTTATTCAGTAATGACCCATGCATCTAAGACATTTGATAATACTATTGCTGCAGGTAAAGTATCTGCAACAGATAGTAACTATGTTTGGAATAATGAACCAAAAGATGTCTACACAGGAGATGGTAAGATTCTTCCTTCATTCTTACAATCATCTGACTTTGATATTAATGATGGTACAAATCTTTTATTTGTAGATCGTATTATTCCTGATTACACAATTACAGATAATGGTAATATTGATTTTAGTATTTCTTTTAAAGAATATCCTAATAGTACTCCAATTGTAAAAGGACCTTTTACTATTCAGCAGGGAACACGAAAGGTTGATCTTCGTGGACGTGGTAGACAGGCTAATGTTATTGTGTCTGCAAGCTCCAACGGTTCTTGGAGATGGGGTTCTGTACGTGCTAACATTAGACCAGACGGTATGAGATAATGGCTAATTATCCTCAACTGCCTATTTACAATGCAGTACGTAATATGAGTACAGAAGATCTGTACAGAGAGATTAGACAGTTTGCAGATTTGTTGGCATATGAACTTAATACAAGAGATATACAAGTAGACACAAGACCTGCAACAAAAGTATACAGTGTAGTAACTGTAACAGATATTGGCAGACCTAGCCCCGGAGATATTGCTTTTTCTCTTGATGAAGAAAAGTTTAAGGGCTATGTTAGTAGCACAGGATGGGTAGATTTAAACTAATGGACAATAAAAACTATTTTGATTTAATCAATAACAGCACTTTTGTTACCAATATTAATAAAGGTATTACTCAAACCAATGATTATTTTGGTACAAAAACAGTGCAGGGTCTGGCATTAAACATGAATTCATTGTATAATAAGACAAATAGCAACTTTCAAGCAGATATGACTAAGGCACAATCAAACTACATGATGCCGAATAAGGTAAAATAATGGCGTATATGGTAAATAGACAAGCACCCATGAGTGGGTTATCTAATCTTCTCTCTCTACGTGGACGTATGGGTGATACTGAACTTGTGCATATGTCAAAGCCAGAAGTCAATATGCTTCGGCGTATGGGTGAACTAACAATGAACCCACGTACAGGATTGCCAGAAGCATTTCAATTGAATGATATGATGACAGGTTTATCTGGCTTGGCTTCTAGTTTTACATCTGGTAAAGAAGCAATGCAAGAACTAATGAACTTTGGTTTAAACAAGATGACAAAGTTTGAACAACCTGAAATGCCTGTAGAACAGCCTCAGATGCCCATACAGCAGCCTCAAATGTCTCAGCCTATGATGCCACCACAAGGTGGTATTGCTGCACTTGCAGGAGGCCGACAGCCTAATTCAAGGTACTTTTCTGGTCAGGTAAAAGGTTCAGGTGATGGGATGGATGACGAAGTACCGTTCAAGGTAGAAGGTGACCCACAAATTAAAAAGGCTTTGCTTAGTGCTGATGAATATGTAATTGCTGCAGATGTTGTGTCTGAACTAGGTAATGGTTCATCCAATGCAGGAGCACGTAAGTTAGATGAGTTTATGAAAGATGTTCGTAAAGATGCAAATGGTAAAACAACTCAAATGAAAGAAGTTGACGAAAACAAATTATTCCGGGAGTTAAAAAATGGTTGACGTTGGTCAGGTAGGTCAATTCCAAACACCAGAAGACTATAAGTCTGGTTTGGCAGATGTCCTAAAAGAAGCTAAAAATATTTATGAAGCAAAGAAAGAACTAGGATACCAGACCTATGGTGGTCCACGTATTGCTGGTTTTTCACCTGAAGAGCAAGCTGCAATGGCAGGGATTGCAGGTCTTGTAGGTGCAGGTCAACAATATCTTGCTCCGGCTGCTGGTTTGACTGCAGGGTTGGCTCAACAATTTACTCCCAGTGTTGCCCAACAATATATGTCACCATATCAGCAAGCAGTTATTGATGTAGAAAAACGTGAAGCTATTCGTCAAGCTCAACGTCCTATGCAAGACATTGGTGCTGCTGCTACTCAGGCAGGTGGCTTTGGTGGTTCTCGTCAGGCTATTCTTGAGGCAGAAGCACAACGTAATCTACAGCAACGTCTAGGAGACATTCAAACTCGTGGACAACAGGCTGCATATGAAACTGGTCTTCGTGCATTTGAATCTCAAAAGGCTCGTGAAAAGTCTGCTGCTGCAGGTCTTACATCACTTGGTCAGATTGCACCACGTCAACAGTTGACTGAACTTACAGCACTGTCTGGTATTGGTGAAGCACAACGTGGTATGCAACAGCAAGCACTTGATATTGGTTATCAAGACTTCTTGAAACAACAACAATATCCATATGAACTTCTTGGTCAGTATCAATCTACTTTGTATGGTTATCCTTATCAAGCTTATAGCCAGCAAACATATACTCCATACCAGAAACCTTCTAGCTTCCAACAACTTGCTGGTGTGCTTGGTGCTGCTGGTAAAGTGGGTTCTGCATTTGGTTTCTTTAACACAGGTGGTAAGATTGCTTACCGTTCTAAGGGTGGTTTGTCAGGTCTTACAAAAAAAATGCAAACTGGTTCTACTGTAGGTTCAACACCTATGGAAATTGAAGACATTAATAAAAAAACTATTCTTATGAAGTATCTTGAAAATATGGGTCTTGGTCAACAACTAATGGATGAGCAAGCAAAGTTTAGAGAAGAACAACAAAAGTTTGCAGAAAAAAGAATGTCTGAATTAGAAAAAGAAGCAAGTCCTATTTCTTATGCATCTGATGTTTTGCTTGGTATTGCTGCTGCAGATCCTCGTGATCCTTTTGCAACACAACTTGCTGCTGGTGTAGAGGAGGCAGAAGAGGTTCGTCCTGATGTAGAACTTGCTCGTTATGAAGTACAGAAAGCTTTGGCTGAAGGACGTATCTCAGAACTTGAAGCACAGGCTGCTCTTAATAAAGCAAATATTGAAGGTATGACAAGTATTTATGAATTATCTACACCTACTGATTATTTGTCTGGTCTTGATGTAACAACTACCCTTGGTAAGTTTGCTGAAAGTTTAGGTATTGCTAAAGGTAATATTACAGATCTTGTAACAAATGCACGTTCTCAGGCACGTACTATTATTGCAGAAAATCCAAGCATGTATGATACTCAATCAAAACAAGAAGAACTTATTATGGGAATTATGGGGCAGTTAGCTGCCCAAGGTAAGGCTGGTGGAGCAGGTACACCTGCAGAAACAGAATCTAGTGATACTACTGCAAATAGTACAGTAGGTGTAACTGCAGAAGATATTTTGGATGCTGAATAATGGCTCTTAATTATAAGTCTCAAACTTATAATCAAGCAAAAAGTGCTCTGGCTGGAATCAAGGCAGAGAAGGGTTCTCTTACCCAAAATGATATTAATGCAGTAGCTCGTTCTCTTGAAGTTGATGCTGCTGATATTAAAGATGCAGCACAAGATGAAAAGAATGCTTTGGCTGGTGCTAGAGATTTTGCAGATAAACTTGGTCTTGCTCCTGATGATGAAAGACGAAAAGAATTAGAAACATATTTTACTACTGAAAATTATTCAGGTCCTTTTGAAAGAATGTTTCGTAGGGCTGTAGGTGCTACTGCTGATGCTGCGGGTTTTATTGGTGAAGCAGCTTTGCCAGAAGAAATTTTAAACAGAACTGAGCAAGCATATGAATATGTAATTCCTAAAAGTATTAGAAAAGATATTCAAGGTTTTTTAGATCCTTATCATGGTAAAGGTATTATGGCAGGGGTTGAAGAAGTCGGTGGTACTCTTGCAAGTTATGCATTGCCTGTTGGAACAGCCGTTAAAGTTGGTGAAAAGGTTGCTCGTTCTACTCCATTTATAGCAAATACTTTTAATCGTCTTGGTTCTAAAGGAAAAACACTTGCAAAAGCAGGTGGCTATGGTGTTGCTTGGGCAGCAGGTGCAACTGCTATTGAAGACCCAAGAGAAAATCCTTTTGATTTGGTTCGTGCTTATGTGTTTGAAGATGCACAAGCAATGGAACGTTTAAAACAACTGGCTGAAAATCCAGATGATGTAGAAGCAAAAGATTATCTTGATGCTTTTATTCGTAATCTTGCTATTGAAGGTTTGTTTGGTGCAGGTGTACATTCTGCAGGATCTATGGCTTCTGCTCTTGCTCGTAGTTATAGGCAAGGTTCTCTTTCATCTGTTCGGAATACAGTAACACAAATTGGTGATACAACTCGTGGTGCTGCTCGTCCTTTTGTATCAACTCTAGCAGACATTACAGAAAAGCCACGTAGACGTGTTGGGCAGTATCTTGGTTCTCGTATGGGAACTGATGATAATTTTCTTCGTGCTTTGTTAAAAAGAGAAACCATTGACGAACAATCAGTTATTCGTGCTGATGGTTTTGCAACAGAACTTCAAAAATCTATTGATGACACATTACCAGAACAATATAAAACAGATGAGTTTTATAGAGATGTAATTAATGAAGCACTTGCTGGCAACGAAGATCGTATTCGTATGTTGCAAAACATTGCTCCTGAAGTTGCAGAAAATGTAAGACTAATGAGAAATGAACTTGATAGTCTTTCTGCTCGTTTGCCTGTAGGGGGTGGTAATCTTCGTGCAACAATTGATTCTAATATGGGTGTTTATCTTAACAGGTCATATGATTTTTTTGAAAGTCCTGCATATAGAAAAGAACTTCAAAAAAGAATTTTAAAAAGACCAGAAAATATTCAAAGAGAACGTTTGGTTAATGACCGTGTACGTAGAGGAGAAATTACAAGAGAAGAAGGTGATGCTCTTATTGATGGTCTAACTGATAACGTTATTGACAATGCTGCTGATTATGTGGCACGTCAATTAGGTGTAGCAAGAAACAATCCTATTGTTCAAGATACTCTTGAAAAACTAGCAAAGACTGAGGATGCTTCGACCTTTTCTAATTTTATAGAAAGTCTAGCAGGTAAAAACAAGTATGCATCATCAAGTAAACCTTTGATGAGCAGGAAAGATATTGATGTAAGTATTCGTGATTTGCTTGGTGAAGTAAAAGACCCAGCAAAAAACTTTACAAATACATATATTAAACTTGCTAATATGAATGCTCAGTATGATTTTATGGAAGAAGTTGCATCACATCTTAGCATTCAGTTTCAAAATAAAGTAAGAAAATTACGAGAAAGAAATCCTAATCTTACACAGGATGAAGCTATCAGACAAGTACAACAAAGCATGGTAGAACTTTCTTCTGATGTTGGTGCAGATAAAAAACTTAAATGGATTTTTGAAGGTGCTAATCGTGGTGATGTAGCCAATCCTTTGCAGGGTGTCTATGCAGATAAAGCATATGCAGATGCAATTAAAAAAGGTTTTGATGTAACTCTTGAAGGCATAAGACCGACCTTATTAAAAAATATTATACAAGGCTATGCAGGTTTAAAAGGTTCTTCTCAGTTTGCAAAAACTGTTTTAAATATTCCTACACATGGTAAAAACATGATAGGTAACGTTGTTATGCTTACAGCAAATGGTATTCTTCCTACAGGAACATCTATATCAAAAGCAGTTAAAACAACAGCAAACCAATTACGTAATAAAAATAATAGAGAATTAGCAGATCAGTTAGCTGAATATGTAGAGCTTGGTATTACTAACTCTGGTGTTGGTCTTGGTATTGTTAGACGAAATCTTAATGAAGCATTTAAAGATTCTGATAGATACCTTTCAAAAGTTACTGGCTTTAATCGTGCAAAAGCAGCAGGTAAAAAAATTGCTGATGTATATCAGGCAGAAGATGACTTCTTTAAAATTATTCATTTTGAACGTACAAAAGATTATCTTAAAAAAGTATATCCTACATTAGATGATAATGCTATTAAACAAATGGCTGCACAACGTACTCGTGACATGATGCCTAACTATCGTCTTGTGCCTCGTGCTATTAAAATGACAGGTTATTCTCCTGTAGGTGACTTTGTTGCTTTCCCTGCAGAAATGATTCGTACATCTAAAAATCTTGCTAAATATACTTTTGATGATATTCGTAATGCAGGATTTAAAGCAAGTGATGAAAACTTTAATGCTAATGAATTACGTAAAGTAGCTGCAACTCGATTGGCAGGTATGACAGTTGCTGGACAGTTTGGTGATGTTGTTCATAATGCATCTATGGCAATGTTCGGTATTACAGAAGAACAAGATAAATCTATGTCTCTTCTTGGTGCTCCTTATTATGTAAATCAAGATAGAGTTTATTTAGGTCCTATAGAAAAAGATGAAAAAACTGGACACGTTATTTCTCCTTTATTTTATTTAGGTTCATATGATCCTTACAATATTGTTAAGATTGCTGCAAGAGGTGTACATCAAGCACTTTTAGAAGGTAAAACTATGTCAGATGTTGAACTAGATCGTTTGGCAACAGGTACACTTGAACAAACATTATATCCTATTGTTGGACCTTCTATGATTACAGAAACTATTCGTGATATTTATTCTGGCAAACAAGATTATGATATGCCAGCTAAAGAATTTTTAGCTAATTCTCTTAGCATGATTGTTGATCTTTATGATCCCGGATACAAAAAGTTTTTTGAACGTAGAGAAGACTATGAAAATTCTGGAATGTCAGACAACTTCTTTACTATTGCAGAAGGTGATGTAGATGTTCCAGCTTTCTTTGGTTTTAGACGTACTAATTATGATATGTCTGCAGGTATTGGACGTAATATTTTCACACCAATTAGCCGTATTAAAAAAGCAGACAGAACATTAAAAAATGTATTGAACAATCCTAATGCTACAGCCGAAAATGTAAGTAAGGCATACAGAGATACACAAAAAGAAAGACTTGAAGGTTTCAAAGAACTTCGTGGTGTGTTAGAATTATACAAAGATATGGGTTATTCCATTGAAGGATTAGCACAGGATATTACTTTGGGTGGAAAGAAAAGACAACTTCAACCATCTGAACTACAATTAATTTATGCTGCAGATCAAAATACTTTTGTGCCTACAGATTTAAAACCAAGAGAAACATTTGCAGGACCACAAGCAGATATTCCATATGAGGAAATAAATACTTTATACGAACAACTATACAATTCAAGGATAGATCCAAATGGCTAAGAAGAAAAAAGGTACACTAAAAGACATGGTAAAAGCACCACGTACAATTGACATTGATGGTCAGTTGCACATGCTTGCATGGATTACTCCAGAAGAAGGACGTACACTAAAACAACTTGGTGGTGCTGGTAAAAAAGGTCCAATGGGTATTCCTGCTTATCCACCACAAGATTTTGGTGCTGCTCGTCCTGATTATGCAGACATCCAACAATCAGAAAGTGGTGGTGCTAGTCCAAACACTGGTTTTGTAGGTGGCGATCAAGACGATAGAGATCCATATGATCCGGGAGAAAGAGCATCTGATTCTTATGGTAAAGATCAAGATTTATCTATAGCTGGTGTTCAAGATACTCCAACTTACGGTGGTTTAACAGAACAACAAAGAGAAGATTTTGCTGATACACGATTAGGCCAAAGAGCACAAGCATTAGAAGAATCTGGTCAGAGCATTACTGGATATAAAATTAATCCTGCTACTGGTAAGGTTGCTGGTTTTATGCATACAAGTCCTTTTTCATCTGGGCTTGCTTCTATATATGGTACATTAACAGGTCAAGAAAATGTACTTGGTCAAGTATATTCTGGTGATCCTAGTTTTGATCCTTTTGCTTCTAATCAATATAATAATGATGGTGGGGGTGCAGAACAACGTACACCTGCTTCTGCTGTATCTACTGTTGCTGCTGTTGAAGAAGAAGATACACCATTAACAGAAGCTCTAAAAAGTTATTATGCAAAAGGTATAGGAACTGCAACACAACCTACATCTGATCTTGCATCCTTAATTAGTACAACAACACAGGCTACTCCTAGTCCTGTAGGTGGACGTTATGATCCTGAAACTGGTTTGTATTATCTTCCAGATGGTACAGTTATTGACATTCGTACAGGCAAAAGAGTACAGCCAAAACGACAACCACTAACTATTAAGGGGCTTGAAATGTTTAAGCCAGTAAGTGCTTAATGGGAGCACAACAGATACTAGAGTGGAAGATTCTTCCACGATTAATGATGCTGGTAATGACCATAATGAGTTGGCGTTGTGCCGAGTGGTTTATGAGCTTGGAAGACCCAACAGCACCACAATCAGCCTTTGTAAGCATTGTAATGGGTGCTATGACAGGTGCATTCGGAATCTGGATGGGTGGAGAAAGTAAGAAATGAAATACAGTAGAAAACATTTTATTGAAAAACTAATTGAACATGAAGGTATGGTTCTTACTGTGTACCAAGATACTCTTGGGATTGACACTATTGGTGTAGGAAGAAATCTTATTGATCGTGGTATTAGCAAAGAAGAACTAGATTATATGGACATTCCTAACATGGGTGTTATCTATGAGTTTGGCATTAATGAAAATGATGCAAAGTATCTTCTTGAAAACGATATTGAGATTGTAGAAAAAGAATTATGTGCAGCACATCCTTGTGTTGAAGAATTGGATTCAGTACGACAACTTGTATTGATGGACATGGCATTTAACATGGGTGTTCCACGTTTAAAAAAATTTGTAAAGATGTGGAATGCAATACACGAAGAAATGTTTCATATTGCAGCCGAGGAAATGTTAGATTCAAGGTGGGCAACTCAAGTTGGAAGACGTGCAGATATTTTATCCAATGCCATGAAAGAGGGAAGTTTTTAATGTGGCCTTATACAAATGAAGAAGAGGAATGGTTGAATGGGTACGCCTAGTTCAATGACAAGAACAGGAAAGCATGAGCCATGGGAACTACAGGTTTCTCGTGGTCAAATTGCTTTTCACGAAACACTATTTAAGTTTGGTGAAAATGTTGCTGTTTCCACTACTTTTGAAACTATCTGGACAGGAGGTGGTCTGTACACCTACCCTACATCGGCAGCTAACCTTGGCGTGGTTAGTACAGCAGCAGCCGATACTACAACTCGTATCAAAGTAATTGGTCTTGATGATGATTACAACGAGATTGAAGAAAAGGTAACAGTCAATGGTACAACAACTGTTACAACTAATAGTGAATATTTAAGAGTTTATCGTGCCTATGTGTCAGCAAATGAACCAGCAGGTAATATTAATATTACTCACAGTGGTACACTATCTGCACAAATTGTATCAGGCACAAATCAAACACTAATGACTGTGTATACTGTTCCTGCAGGATATACATTGTATGTAGGAAAGGGTCACATTTCTTCTGGTACAGAAAATGCTAATAAGTATGTAACTGGGGAGTTTAAGGTAAGACCTTTTGGTGGGGTTTTTAGAACACAAGCAAGAGTAAATCTATCTGCTGACCATATAGACTTTAATTGGGAATATCCTATTAAGATTACAGAAAAGTCTGATGTAGAAGCAAGAGCAAAGTCTAGCAGTGGGGATCAGGGAGTTGCTGCTTCGTTCCAAGGCGTTCTTATTAAGAATGAAATACCACCGTCATGATTGGTGTATTAATACAATATATAGGAGTAAGAAATGATTACCGCCCTAATAGGACCTATCTCAAACTTAGCAAGTACTTGGCTAAATGGAAAGGTCGAAGAGAAAAAAGCACAGGCTAGTGCTAAAGTTGCAAAGGCAAAAGCTGAAGCAACTATTATGGAAAAGAAAGCCACAGGCGAGATTGATTGGGATATTGCCATGGCTGAAGGTAGCAAGCATTCATGGAAAGACGAATGGCTGACCATTCTATTTAGTATTCCACTGATACTTGCATTTATTCCCGGCATGGAAGAGGTTGTCAAAAATGGTTTTGAACAACTCAACCAAATGCCGGAATGGTATCAATATAGTTTAGGTGTCATCGTGGCTGCCAGCTTTGGTGTCCGTAGTGCTACTAAGTTCTTCGGAAGAAAGTAATTCCGAATCGTCAAAGTACTCTTCATCTGATGGTTCAGGCTCACTAAATTGTGAGGGGAAAGCCTGTTCCATCAGATCAAACATCTTTTCAAATCCAATCACATGCATAATCCGAATGATCTCTAGTTCAAGAGATTCAGCAGATATTTCTTCACTATCAGAATTATTACCACGAACACGAGACAAAAGCTCCAGTGCTTTTAGAGCCGTTGTACCGTGTCCTGCATTACGTGCTACCTCATACTGCTTTTCAATCTCAGAGATAACGTCAATGTCAGTAGACATTTCGTTTTGCAGTTCTTCAATTCGTTCCTGAACCTCAGTTTCTTTTAGAAGTCTGTACCCTTGATTGTGTGCAGATGATTCACTATACCCTGCATCCTTTGCTGCTTGTGTAGCATTACGATGCAGGATATAGTTCTGACAAAACTCTTCTTGTTTTTCGTTAGGCAGCTTTGGCATTAATCAAATCCGTGTAGTAAGTTTCAGCACCACGTTTTGATGTAGACCATACTGAGGCACAGAGAGTGTCTTCTCCATGGAAGTTGATACCCATATCCATTTCCATTTCGTCAAACAGTTTCTCACAGTCTTGTGCCATAGCCAGAAGCTCACCAGTTGTCCAATACTTATTGCCGTTGTGTTCAACCTGCATATATTTATTTTTATCTGGTTCAGTTTCTGTACGTTCTCGTTTACGTTCTTCAGTCATGTCACCGTCAATAGAACAATCAAAGCCAAACAGTTCAAAGTTTCGGAAACCAAGAGTATGACCAATAGCAATCGTTCTCATGGCTGCACAAGTTCCACCAGTAATTAGTGTAGAACCTTCTTCAATACCAGTTGCCTTATCCACAACAATTTTATCTGTAACACTCATGTCACGAAGGGCATCAGAGTATGCTTGCCATCCTTTGACATTTGCACCTTTAGACATAAGATACTTTGTAACTGAAGGGTCAGTCATTGAAGCAACCAAGAACAATGTTTCATTGTCTATCTTTTCAAACAGGTCTTTACGTTTGATACCATGTGTACTGATACCGTCAATAGGACGAGGGTCAAGAATAACACAGGCAAAAGGTTGAATACCATGCTCAAGAAGTTTAGGATAACTATGTTTTACACAAAAGACTTTGCTGTTAGTTTCTGCAATACGTTTCTTTAGTAAATCAAAGTCAATAGAATGACCACCAGAAACAACGATTGCTGTTTCATTGTTTACCTTACTTGTTTTAATCCAATCAAAGTCTTCAATCAATTCTTTGTTAGCCAAAACATTGTCAATGATTTCTTGTTTTGGACGAGAATCTCTTGGTGTTACCACGATAGGAACTTTGGTAAACTCTGCTGGTAGTTTAGGAGTACCTTTCTTCATTGCAACAAATGCAAGATGTGTAACCCCACCACCATAGACAGGATCGGAAGAAGGAAGAATAACTTTAGCATATGCTTCAATCTCACCGATAAGTTTGTTTACCCCAAGATTATCTTCATGTGGAAGATTACCTTGTTTGTCCTTTGAGAAGTAATCATCAAAGACAAGAACAGGAACATGTTTCAAATATGTAAAGTCTGACTTTACAGTTTCATAAGAATGACCACCATCAATGTAAGCAAAGTCTGCTTTCTTCACAGCCTTACAAGCTGCCAAAGTTTTCTTTGTGTCACCCTTATGAAGTTTAAATGTAAACTTCTTTCCCTGATCTTTCATCTTCAGAGCAAACTCTTCAAGACGAATACCGACAGCCTCTTTGGAGTTGTGTGCTTTGGTATTCATTTCATACTTGTCAGATTCAGCAGTAGCTTCTTCAAACAAATCAAAGCCAAGATAATGTACCTTGTCAGTGTGTTCAAAAGCAGCAAGTGCCATCTCAATAGCACGTCCACCATTCCATGTTCCTGTCTCTACAATTGTTTTTGGTTTGTAGAAACGAACAATGTCTGCTAATTGCTTGTAACGTTTTGGTCCAACAACATCAGGTGCAACAAGAGTTTTGCTTACCTGCTTCTTCAGATTACCTTTGAAGTGAGTAAAGTATTCAGACAAAGGAGACTGTGCAAATGCAGCCAAACCTTTTACACCTTCTGACAAGTTGTTGGTTACCATACCGTGTGCTTTGTAGATGTTAAGCAGACGTTCAAAGATAAACCCATCATGCCACTCACGATAAGACACAACCTCACCAATGTCGTAACATCCACGAAGGTCTGCAAGAAGACTGCAGGTATTGTGTACACTAAGATTGAACCCCATGAAACTTGTCTCACTGTAGTCAGCATCTGTACGTCCAAGATGTACAAGGTCAGCCTTGTCAGGTAACCAACGTGCTAACTTCTCAACGTCAAGTCGTTTGGTAGTTACTGTGTCTGCATCAAGCCAGATCATCCAGTTGCTTTCGTCTAGTGGATCATCTTCCATCATTTCAAAAGCAAGATCTGTCATGGCATAAACTTTATGACACCATTTGATGGCATCTAAACGCCAGTTATAGGGCATCTTACCACCCTCAGTACCGTCATGAAGTTTCATACGTTCACGATACTGCAACATCTCTGGGATGTCGTTTAGATTCCTGTAAGAAATACTATCAGAAACAGGAGCATCAACACTCGAAATGTCAAAGTCGTGATAGTACGCAATAAGTTTAAAGTGTTTCGGATTCCATTTTTCCTTAACACTTTCGAGCATTGTTTTAGCATACTCGTGGTATCCTTTCTCACTGAAAGAGGTTACAAATACATACATTAAAATATATCTCCCATTAGTTTTTCATTCATGAGTTGGCTACGAAGTGATTGCCATTCTCCTGCATAGTTAATATCAGATTGGCGTTTAGCTTCCCATGCATCAAACCAAGGACCACCTGTAGTAAAGTGAACATTCTTTGGGTTTACATGTTCAGGTGACCAATCATCTAGCCAGTTCCATTCTTCGTCTATGTGTCCAATCTCGTCATTCTGCAACCAAGAAAGACCATGCAGCCAAGAGCCTGTCTTTACGTTTGCATCGTCTACTGTAAGTTTTAGGTTAGCAGCATGAGAACAGTTCCATAGCATGAAACTAGACCAGTTCTTTCGGTTATATGTTTGCTGTACTTGACCATCCATCTTCACTGTCTTAGTGGGATTGTAATCATGTTTGACACACTGAATGGCATATTCTGTATTCCTTGTATACTTATCAAACAGTTCACCAATATCTGCACGAAGCATCATGTCAGAATCCATAAACAAAGCCCAGCCATCATACTGGTTCAAAGCAGGGATAAGAAAACGACTGAAGGTAAACTGAGTGCTGAAAGGCCTACCATCAGTCTCGTCCACCATTACACGTTTGCCATCAACAGTATCAAGCCTAGCAGCCCTGCGATAGAGACCTGCTCTACGAAGTGCAGGTTGTACAAGTGGTATGATATTATATTCTTTATTGTATTTAAGAATCGAGTAACGAAGAACTTCATAAGCATCCCTTTCTCTCTCGTCATACCCAATGTAGATTGTGTGTTGTTTAGGTAAAAACATTTACATCAGATCTCCTCATTATCATCCATATCAAAATAAGTTGATAACACATCTAACTTATCTTCATAGTCGGCAATATGCCCTAGTTCAATTTCAATTGCTTCTTGAATGTCCTGATGCTCACCAATCCCAGCAGGTCGATCAAGAAGAACTTCTACGTTAGCCACATGCTTTTGAACATGACCATGTAAATGAGCATGTTGAGCTTTTATTAGTTTATTACGAAGTGTGTCCATTGTCAAGTCTTTTTTCCTCTCTGAAGTTTGTGCTCATTTGTATACACAAGATTGTCAATATCTCCACGAGAGATACCAATATCTTTTAGTTGTCTATCACTCAGCCTGTTGAGGTCACGAATAATTCTTCGTGTGTCACGCCAATCAATAACGTATCGAACAAACCTGACAAACATACTTTGTAAAAGTTTATCTGTCATCTTCTTTCTCCTTTTCCTTTTTAAGTTTCTGCCATTCCTCATAACAAGGATGGCTTCGTGGTGGATTGTAAATGATAGCATCCCCCTGACGTTGCCAGATTAATGGTTGCTTACTCTTCTTTTTTGTCATCCAGTGCATCCAAAGCAGATTTAATATACATGCTACGCATATTTTCGTCAAGTACTTTACGTACTTTTCTTACCTCTAGGATAAGTACGCCAATCATGCACCATATTCCAAATAACATAAGTATCACACCATTCATGCTTTAAACTTCCTTCCTCTAAAAAAGACTATCAAGTTAACAACAGTATTAATGGTAATGGCAGAGAGTATCCACCATTGCCACCACAACAAATCGAAACCACTACATTCAATCATTTTCTCAATGCTTCCCAGCTATGTGGAAATAGTTCGTAACAGTGTTCGTCAATTTCATTTGCAATGTACGATGTTTCAAGTTGTGAGTTTTCATCAAGCCTTTGGTTACACACCCTTGCAAAAGCATACAAACTTCCTGACCAATACCACTCTGTGTAAGTGGATTGTGGCAATACCATACGAGCCATCTCAGGTGCTACACCCTCTGCAATTAAGCCATTATAATAGCCTACTAACTCAGACATAGCCCTGATATATGTGGTGTTATTTACTTCAACTTCACCATCACTACCCTGCTTCACATTATCTGGTCTGCCTCGCCATATTTCTGGCTCACAAAACTCAGGCTCACTGTCTACATATCTACGAGATACCTCATTCCACGATAATCCTACCTGATGCTTACCTAATTGTCTTGCAACAAAGATAGGTGCTTTGATACGAAACTGTAGAAAGGCATGGCTAAAAGGTGACCAGTGATTGTGCTTTGCAAGATACTTAATTAGTTTTATATCTTTGTCAGAAAGACTAGAGGATGTCTTATCAAAAGACACCCTCGCAGCATTGACTACCGTTAGGTCACTACCCATACTGTCAACTAAGTCTACTTTCATTCTTGCTCCTTTTCTTCAATATAATTTTTAAGAAGGGAGATGAGGCCAGCCTCTATGAGCATGGCTTGTGCTTGTGTGCACATATCAAGATGCATTGTTGCTGAACCATCTTCGTGTTCAATCATCTCAACCACTTTGATTTCAACTACATCACTCATGCTGCAGTTAAGTCCACTACTTCACAAACGCCAGCAGTACATGCCAACTCACGTCCACCTGATGTAGTGTCTTCCTTCTCAAACTCCTGCAACAAAGTCCAATCAATTTTTGCTGGCATCTGACTACACATATCTGTGTACTCTTCTTTGTTACAGTCTTGGTAAGGTGCTTGCTTGTAAGTGTGTTCACTAAATGGCAAGAAACTAATTCCAGATACGTCATCAAAGTGTTCGTATACCCATGAACCTACTTCCATCCACTCGTCTTCTTTTACTGAGATGGTGACCGAAGGTTTATGCTCACACCAATACTTTTGATAAAGCAGCCACAACTCAAGTTGCTCAATGGCAGTCATATCGTTACGTGTAACGGCAGTAGATGGTGACTGCATTGGAAAACTAAATACAGTTGTGCTTTCTGGTTTCATGACATCAGGTTCATTTGGAATGTCCTGTGAAATCATGAACTGTGTCAATGGATCTTTGTTGTCGCCACGAACAGTACGAATGTAGTAAGGATTGTGTCGGGCATGGATGCCTGATGCACTATCTACCAACTGTGATACTGTACCTGATGGCTTAACACAGGTGATTGCAGCCGACTGATTGATGCCAAGTTCTTCAGCCATTTCTTTGTTTGTGTCGATTGCAATGTCACGAAGTGTTTCTAGTGTCTGACCAATGTTCATACCCATGTGGGATGACTTGCCAGAAAGAAGTTGGTTATCCATGATGCCAGTAAGAGACACACCGAGAAGACGTTCTTCCTCTGTGTTATTCTTCCAAATCTTACGAAGGTATTTAAAGTCCGTCAGAGTGGCTTGGAATGTACCAAGTATGGTTGCCAGCCGAACCTTGTCAACCAGTGTCTGGTGGGTATCAGAAGCCCGAACAACCACCTCTGAAAGATTACAGAACTGATATGGACGAAGGATAATCTCAGAGCAAGGATTACAACCGAAGTCGTGGTCAGCATCACGTCTGCCATTCTTGGATGCTTGCATTTTTGCAGATTGCCTGTTAAATATACCACGTTCACCTGACTTTGATTCGTACAGTGACAACCATTCACGCATGAATGTACCCATCTGTGGCTTCTCTTTGTATGCTACAGAGTTGTTTGCCAGAGCACGTTGGCCTTCATGTTCCCACCACTGACCTGACTTAGCATGTGCCATCTGGTCATCGTTAAGATTAGACAGGCTGATCAAAGCAGAACGGCGTACACCACCGACAACTACAACCTCACCAATCTTACACATGATGTCATGGCATTCGATTGGGTACAGTCTACGTCCAGCAGCACCCTTGAACTTCTCTACACAGAACTCAAACAGTTCTACGAGAGGGGCAGGACCTGATGCACGTCCACCAAATGTTTTCAGTCGTGCACCAGCAGGACGAACCTCTGATACATCCCACTGAGGGATCTGACCTGCGTACAGCATGGCAATAAGTTCACGAAGAGACTTAGCCCAGCCGGGACGTGAATCACCAACCTTGATTACTGTGTCAGTTTCATGGAATGATTCATTTACGATTGGCAACTTTTCTACATGGTGCCGTTCAACTGAGAACCCTACACCTGTGCCACACATTAGAATGTACATTGTTTCGTCAAAGGCACGAGGGCTATCTACAGGCAGATACGAACAGTTGTACCCACCAACATGACACCGATCCAAAGCAGGACCAGAAGTCATGAGTGCTCTCATGCTTGGCATAATGTCTTGATTGAGAACTGCATCTTCTAGTTCTGCACGTGTCATATCATCAAGAACATATTTATGATTTTTATATAAATGATTTTTCATATAGTCGAAATACCGTGCCACTGTTTCAGGCCAAGTTTCACGGCGTTGTTCATCCTCTTTCCATCGTGCATAACGAGAAAGAGCAATGAAGTTTTGATAGTCAGTTGGTAGATAATTATTCATTCTGCTTCCTTTCTTTGTGTAAAAACGAAACTCTATTGTATCACAAGTTAATGGCCTAGCACAGCATTAATTCTCTTTCTTACGTATTCTATTTCACCAGATCGTAAAACTTTGTAAGCAAACTCTCTCATGTAAGAAGGATCAACACCAGCATAGTCACAGACGTTTCTAAAATCGTCTGCAGTCACACCGATAGATGCAAAAAACCAAGCAATGGCTCTGTCACGTTCAATGACTGCCGTATCAGGCTCACCATCATACGTTGGCTTTGTTGCATCTAACAGTGCTTGAAGAAGTACACACAAGAATAGTGTTTGTTCAGGCGACTTTGGCTCGTTTATTTCTTGTTCTATTTCGATTATTTTTTCGATCATGAAACCATTCTTGGGGAATACCCTCTCCTTGTTTGCAATACAGGAAACCGTGTTTGTCACACCAATCTCCATAGGTCATCTTACCACCTTTATAAAGTTTCCTATTAGGATTATCAAAGACGAATCTTATGTCGTAGTCCTTGCCGTACTGGTCACGAATAAACAAATGTTTCTTCCTGTCCTCTAGCATGAACCGTCCTTTAACTTCAAGTATGATACCATTAGGTAGAATAAAATCTGGTATGTATCTTTTGTTTTCAATCCAGACATATTCAATTGGATCGGTTTCATACTTGAAGTCGATGTTATTTTTTAGAAGAACTTGGGCAGTGTTGAACTCAGAGTTTGACCTGTACTGATGGTCTTTAACTTTCTTTGCTCGTTTTGCCATTACACAATCTCTTCTACGTTTGGTGTGTTCACTACCTCAGTAAGATAACGAACATTGTTTGAGTATTGGAAGGCACGAAGACCAATCCCACCATTTGCATCTGACCAGCATTTCTCTTTGTGCTGACAGTAGATACAACCAACAGGAAGTTTTCGGTTACCTGACTTACCATCTGGCTCATCTGAGTAGCAACGAGCAGGTGGTGTAGTTGTCTTCAGCATTCCTTTCACATTACCAATACGTTGTGCTGCATTGATCATGTGAACAGGTTCTACTTTCATTAGTGCCAGTTCACCAGATGATTTGTCGATAGCAAGAAAACCTGCTTCCGAATCTTTGTCTGCTTCTGCATAGCCACTAATCTGTGCAATGTAACCGAAGGGGTCATCAAGATTTAGAGTACCTTCTTTGAACTTCTTGAAAGAGTAAGACGATGCTGACTTCACATCAACAAGCATACCGTCAATACGACAATCTTTATGTCCTTTGACACCATCAATCTCAACTTCTTTCTGTTGTTCTGTAACATCATGACCAGCCAACTGTGCCATGAGAATAACCAATGCTTCTAAGATGTCACCATACAAAAACTTAATCTTTGTTTGACCATCAATAGGTCTTGGCTCTACACCTTCTTGCATATCATACCACAGTTGTCGGTCTGGTTTACCGATCTGTGACATTCGCAGACGTTTTACTTTTCTCTGCTCGTTATCCTCTGGGCTGTACACTCGTTTGATTGACTGCCCAATGGCATTGACACATGCATGAATAGCATCTCTGTTTTGGATGTTGCCAGTGTTAACACCTTCTTCTAGTGTCTTATAGATGTCTTCAATCAGAGTATCTATTTTTTTCATTGTTGTTCTCCTTTCACCTCTATAAGTTTTGTTAGATACCACTGTGCTTTCTCCAGATCTTCTATACCGTTTTTGTAACGGTAACGCCAAAGATACTTCATAATGTTACCTTGAAGATAATACTCAAATCCATTTTCAGTAGCCGCCATGATTGCATCAATGCATTCAATACCAGCCTGATTGTAATGAGATGGATTGTTTACCATGTCTGTTGTCATATTATCTCTCCTTTCAAAAAGTGTTGGCGTACCCACCCGAACTCAAGCCAACCCACAGCCATATTCCTGATAATGCTGCTCCCTTGTTGATGTTGTTATTTACGATGCAATGGATGTGCCGAAAGGAATGTCATCATCCATGGAAGCAAATGCATCGTCACCATCGTCTGACACAAAGCCATCTGGTACAACATCAAATGCATCATCCTCACTACCACCGTAAGGAATAAGGTTAACAACTTGTACTGCCATCAGGTCAGTACCTACACCTTTGTTACCTGCATACTCCCAATCGTAGGTCTTGAATGCAACGTTCACATCAGAACCATTACCAACAAGAGTACCAAGAATGTCACGTTTGTTTGCATCCTTGAGTGCAGGTTGTTTGTTTTCAGAACCATCACGGCGTTTTACGTTACGTTTGATCTTAACGAAGTCGCCACGATCATCACCCTTGTTCTTGATGGGAAGGCCAAGTTGTTTTGCTTTAGCCAGTTGGTCACCCTCAAGTGCCAAGTCAACACTCCATACAGGTTCGTATGTGGTGTTAGGTGAAGAGATAGAAGCCCAATGTGCTTTACCTTTAAGTACGTTCATATTATTTCTCCTTTTCTTTCTGTGCAGTCCTTGCTGCTGATTTGATAACATAATAGTACAGGAATAAAATAGTCCTGTCAACACTAATTAATGAGTTTCTGCCCAGTTGTCTCCAACTTTATATTCACTATCCAATGGACACCGAACATTCAGTTCTTTCTCAACCTTCTTCATTGCTGATTGTGTTAAGAAGCCAAACCGTTCTACTTGTTCAGCACGAACCTCGAACTGATACTCATCGTGGATTGACGCAACAAGACGATAATCAAAGTCTCGTTGCGTCATTAAAGTTATTTGCCGTAACCATTCTTTGCAGATGATAGCACCTGCTCCCTGAAGCAAAAGATTTACGGCGGCATGTTGTTGCCGAACTTTCAACAACCTGCCATCAAGACCACGAACATATCCATTCTGTGCCGCCGCATCAACTCTATCACGCAGTTGTTGAAGTGCTGGCATATTTCTCATGAACCTGTTCATAATCATCTTACCTTCCTTTGCACCACCACCTACGATAGAACCAATCTTTGCTGGTCCTGCACCGTAGATAAGTGCATAGATGAAGGTCTTGGCTTGGTCACGTGTTTGTAACCCTGCCATCTTCTGATTGGCTGTATGGATGTCACCACCCACAACCTCTTCAGTGAAGGACTGATCGCCCATGTAATGAGCCAGACACCGAAGTTCCAGAGAAGATGCATCACACCCTAACAATTTGTATTCAGGGCTTGTCGTAGTCCAGACTGCCCGACACTCCTTGCCGTATGGGGAATAAACGGCTGGGATTTGTGCCATGTTTGGACTGTGGTGTGCCATCCTTCCAGAGATTGCCTTGAGGGTCATCACACGTCCATGAACCTTGCCATCTTCTTTGACGACATCAATCCAAGACTGTATCTGTGATACCCTCTTTTGAAGCAGAAGATACCTTGCAATCTTTTGTGCCTCTGGAATGTCCACATTTTTCAATGTGCCTTCATCCACAATCGGATGACCAGTAGGCGTAAAGTTAGTAGGCTTCCATCCCTTCTCCATCAAACGGCTTGCAATCTGTTGTCTAGAGCCGGGATTGAATACTGTAACTTTATCCTTCAACCTGTTGCCTGTCTTTTCAGAGTATCGTTCTTCGACAATAGGTGGAAAGATCTGTTGCATTTCTTCTTCGATCTTCATTGCTTCTTCTGATAATCTTGCCACAAGACAAGATGCTTCCTTAACGTTCAAAGTGAAACCATTCTTTTCCTGCCTGTCTACAATGGCACGAATGGTATGTTCAAGTTCTATGCTTCTTTGCGAAAACTTTTTAAGCATTGGAATTAGGTGCTTATAAAGTTTTACCGTCAGTTTCACATCGTTAACACAGTACTTTAACATCTCCTCAGAGAACGTTGAGAAATCTTTGAAATCCATTTTAGGAAACCCAAGCCGAGTTCCCCAAGCATCAAGTGAGTGACCACCATCAAGTGATGGATCGGAAAGTTGTGACAGGATAAGAGTGTCACGAACCTGTGAAGGTTTGATCTTGCTTCCTGTTAGCCGATTCAGAACAGGGGCATCGAAGGAGATGCCGTTGTGCATAATGAAGACATCATACTGGTCAGCCAGTTTAGGAAAGGACATGACTTCATTATTACGAAACACATACCCCTGCCCTGAATCAACATCTTGGGCGGCGATACAGTGGATGACTGTCGCATCAAGATCATCTGTTTCAATATCTACCGCAAGTTTTTTCATAACTTTACCAACTCTGCTTTCTCATATGGAATGTGGAAGAAGTGCTCACCCTCTTTGATGTATCTGCCTTTTGCTTCTTTCACTTCCGATTCTTCTACAACATAGTCTTTGATTCTCCATGCATACTCTAAGTCACTTCTTAGAATATAGAAGTTAAAGAAAGGACGACTATCAAGAGCATGAACCTGATTGATTAGTCTGTACTTTCTATATGGAATCCTAATCTCTTTCCAACTAGGATTCCAATCACCCTTCCAAGCATATTTAATCTCAACCTCACTGAAGTACATATTATCGTTCTTTTTGCTTTTGATGTCAACATTAAAGTCTTCTTCTGCAGAAAGAATTTCATGTCCATTGTTAGTGAGATAGTTCACCACCTTAGACTTGGCTGGTGCATCAGCCATGTCATAAAGTCTTCGGGAGAAAGGTCTTTTGACTGCTCCCTGTATTGGTTTTAGTGTCATAGGAAATCTCCCAAGTCTGTTTGTTCTTCATCCATATCAAATGGATTCTCAATCTCAGTCATACGTCCTGTGTCCTTATCATACTGAAGATAAGTAGCCACACCTGTCTCACCTGCATAACGGTTCTTCAGAACACGAACAGTTGTGGTGTTAGCAGTCACAGGATCATTTGCCTGTTGGTCTCGTTCTAAGGCGATTACAGCATCACTAATCTGTGCAATGCTATGTGACCCTCGTAGCATGGACAAACTAATCTCCTTGCCCTGCTCTTGGCCTTTGTCGCCTGATGCACGTCTTAGGTGTGATACGAGTAACATTGCACACCGTGTCTCTTCAACCAGTGACCGAAGTTTGGTCATCAGTTGGTCAATGTTTCGGCGTTCATCTTCACCCTCAAGACCTGACACAAGGATGGACAGGTGGTCAAGAATGATAAACTTACAATCCAAAGCCTTGACCATGTAACGAACACGGTTCAGGATTTCGTCAGTTGTGATTGACCCGAAGTGATCGAAGGCAAAGTATCTGCCAGTACGAATGGTAGGGTCTTCAAACTTACGAAGTTCTTCCTTTGTATACTTATCACGAATCTCTTTGATGTACAGTCGGTCACTAGCCGCCACAGACATCAGATGGAATGCAGTCTGTCGTTTGTTTTCTTCCAGACTGAAGATACCAATGTTGTGTTCAGAGTTTACCAACAGGTGATACATCAGTTCACGCATCATGCTGGACTTACCTGCACCTGTACCTGCAGTGAATGTCACAAGTTCACCAGTACGAAGACCAAACAGTTTCTCGTTCAAGCCATCGTATGGATACAGTACAGTCTCCACATCTTCTTCGTTATACAGGTCATCAGCAATGTCGGCAAGGTTTACAATCCCTGCTGGTGTGTATGGCTTTGCATCCCACCATGCACGAGTAAACTCTTCCCTCTTGTTGTCTTTGATGTATTCGTTTGCATCTTTCTTTGTCATCTTCATGATCAAACATTTGTTAGGCTCGAATACCTGTGCCACCTGATTGGCGGCTTTCTTGCCATGCTCGTCATTATCAAAACAGATAACAATCTTATCGAAGCCATTGAGGTATTCGTAGTTTGCCTTGATGTCTTTCAGAGCAGACTGAGCACCAGACTTTACTGAGAGTACAGGCCACTTAGAACCCAGCATCTCAAAGGCAGACATAGCATCAATCTCACCTTCACAGATGGTCACGAACTTACCACGATTGGAAAACTTGTGCTGACCAAACAGTTTGGCAGGGGGAAGAGAGCCTTCAACAAAGAAAGACTTTGTGCTGGTCTGTCGTACCTTGTTAGCCACAAGTGAACCCGAATCATCATGGTAAGGGTAGATGTGTTTGTCACCACGAACAGTGACACCGTAAAACTTACAGGTGTTTTCAGAAATCTTCCTATCGGTCAATGGCTGATAGTTTCCTTCTGTGAAGTGGTTTTGATATACACCCTTTACAGGTGCTTGTTGTCTGTCAGGCATTGCAGTCATGTTATCTCCTTTCGAGTAAGTCTGACAAGAGAAACAATAAGTACTATTGTCCTCATATAATACATTAGCATCAGATGAACCACATGATTCACATTCACCTCTGCTAATAACTTTCGATGAAGTCATCTTCTATCTCCTCTCCTGTGTCTGCGAAGTATATTCGATTCAGTTCATCGTTGTCAAGCACAAACAAACAGTTGCCCTCGACATAGGTTTTGAAACCAAGAGCACCAGCAAGTCTGGCTTGATGTTCAAACCAATTCATGTAGTCATGACACTGGTCAAACAACTCTGCTTCTGTTGTCTTTGTTCTTGTGTAGATGTCTATCACCGTTTATCTCCACTCCCACCAAGTTTACCACGGCTTGCACGATCAGCCAGTTTAGATAGGTTATTCATGGCAATGGTCTCAAGAGATTGACCACAGGCTTCAGCCAATGCTGCGATATACCAGAGCACATCACCAAGTTCATCAGCAATATCCATTCGTTTGTGATGCATCTCTTCTTCTGTTGCACCATCACGAATGATTTTCTTTACCTTGTTAGCAACCTCTCCTGCTTCACCAGCAAGACCAAGAGCAGGATAAGAAAACTGCTCACTCTTAGGGAAGATAGCAGTCTCCATAGCCTTCTTGTGATATTCATTTAGTGTCATCATATTACTCTCCTTCTCTCTCATTACAGGTAGGAGTTTTGTCAAACATATAACCCAATACCCAATCTTCTGCAATTCGTTCTGCTTTATCTTCTGCAATAGGTACTTCAACTCTACCGATAATCTCACCCCTATCTGCAAACAGAACCTCATACACATGGTCTTCCACCTTGCTCACTGTTGCTTCTCTGTGAACAAACTCACCGATACCATGAAACTCATGCAATAACTTAGTAGTCATCTCGTTCATCCTTCATTGCCACACCCATTGCAAACTCAGCATTGTCAGCCATGATGTCATCGGCTTCTTCCTTTGCCAGTTTCTTTGCTTCTTTCTGGTCATACCCTTCATCCAAATACTGGTGATAGAGTTCCCGAAACAGTCGTTTACGATCTTTTTCCCACAGGTTCTGCATAATTATTCTCCTTTCTTATTCCAGACCAATGCTGACATCTTGTTCAAAGTAATACTGTGCCAGCCCTTCAAGAAAACTATTGATGTCTTCTAGGGGTATTTCGTGCAGAGGTTTGTCTGCAACGTGTTCAATGTAGTTAGCATCCATCCATGATATTTCTTCATGAGATGAATAAGGTTCAGTAAGTGGTGTTGCTGTAACATAGGTAAACATAGTCTTTCCTTTCTTATTTAAACCTACCGTAATATCCATTTGTTACTTCTTGTAACACACGAATAAGTTCTTCTACTGTACCAATGGTGGCACAGTTTTTCCCAACTCTGGAATCATAATTATCATCCATTGCTTGAGCATCAATGTCAGTGTAATTCCACATCATCATTTCAACTTTCTGTCCACTCTGTGTTAGACAAATGCAAGGCCTTTCAAATCCTGACATATTTTCAACATCGAAATCTAATGTAATCATTCAACACTCCTCTATGATAGTTGTACTTCTTCTGGATGGTCAAAGAAACCTTCTTCAACAACCTCTGTATATGTAGGTTGCTCCATTTCCATTGCAAGGTCTAAGGCTTCATCTTTATTTTCTGCATCCACCATATAACCTCGTTCATAGACTACATATCCAGTGATCAGGTATTTCTTTTTTGTTTTAGTCATGGTTGCTCCCATCTGTAAAAGATATGGTCACCTACCTGACCTATCTTGGTTTTGCTTTCTGCCCATTCAGGGTGCACATACTCTGCATGGTAGTGTGTTGCACCTTCAAGGTAGTCTTCCATATTACCATAGTACACAGTCGTTGCAACATTTATTGCACGATTCCATGCCTCTTGGTCTCTTGGTTTGTCACTCTTGCCATCACAGTACCAACTAAACTGGCATCTGTTTCGGACAGGAAAACCTTCACTCCAAGAATATGTAAGGCCTTGCCTTACAACTTCACATACTGTGTCTGGGTATCGGTTGTCTTCCACCCTGTTCATGACTACCTGTGCCACTGCAACCTGTCCTATCAGGGGCTGGTCACGAGCCTCAAAGTAAACATTCAGGGCAAGACAAGTAATTGTTTCAACTAGCATTACCACAACCTCGCCCAATTAGAACCATCTATCTGAAATTGTTTTGGTGCATCACGAAATTCATAAGCAGAGCAATGTACTTTGTCTGTGATGTCATCACGCCACACGTTGATAGCATACCAAATACCATCCACAACTTGACATGAGTTCCACTCATCATCCCACGGCTCATCGTCTTCCTCTAGGCGAGAGTAAAAATCCTCACCTTTTGCAGACAGATAGCCTCTAGTGTATGGACTTAGTTCCAATGTACCTTCCTCAACCGACACCTCGTCTGGGTTGGCATAATCATTTGGAAACAGTTTGTCCATACGTTCTGTGTATTCTTCGTTGATGGAATACATAGGGCAATCATCAAGAATCCATCCTGAATCTCTGTCACCATACCCATGTGGGTCTACCTTTGCCTCTGCTTCTTCAGCAGACTTTGCTTCCACAATCTCTTCGATATAGTCATGTGATTCACGAATAGTTCTCACGTTCCATTTATACATTGGCATTGTCAATCTCCTCAACACTGGTTGTAATTACCATTCTATTCTGTGCCGCCAAGTCATCTAACACATCGGCACAGGCATCATAGATTTCTTCTGATTCAAACACTGCCCACAAAGATGCAGATATGTGTTTTAAGTCTTCGGCATATACTTTAACCATTGTTAATCTCCTCAGTCATATCTTTGTGTAGTTCAAAGTCACCACCTATTTCTTTCCAATCGCCAGCACCATAGGACAAATCCCATGCTTCTTCTTCATGGTCTGCTTCAACTACTCGTTCTACAAATGTGTAGAATGTTCCATGTACTTTGAATTTAGGCATGATTAGTCTCCTTCTTAGTCCATTCGTGTAATGAAATATTTACCGTCTTCCACAGGGATTGCCACAATACCATAGGTATAGAAAAGCACATCTCCCAATCGTGTTTTCATTCGTCCGATCCAATCTAAGTCTTCATCGTCCTCATGTTCACTACGGTACTTACCATCATCTGTAACGAAGCCACCGAACTCATACAGTCCAAATCCATACTGACCATCCATGTAGTCTTTCAGGCTTTCATTTTCCAATGCTTCGGCATCGTCCAGAATAATCCAATCCCTCACCCATATGGGTAAGAGACCAAGTGCTTCCATGATTTGCTCATGGTTCATTTCATACTCAGTAAAGTAGAAATGCTTATCGTTCAATTCAACTGATGTTTGTACTGCTCCA